GATAAAAGAGAGGATGGGGGGCGACGGGAGTGGTGAGGGTTGTTCTGAAGAAACGGTTTGGCTGTAAGCGTTTGCATTTGTTCGTTGCTTGTAACCGTTTGCACGGGTGTTGCGTCGATTGGCACCGAGCCTCCCCCCGTGGCTTCGGTTGCATTGGAGGTGAGCGATGCCTGCCCCGTCTAGGCCGGGGGTGAGGTCGCCGGTTTCGGCTAGGGGTGGTTCGTGGTCGGCGCTGGCGCCTTGGGGGTGGGAGCGTGGTAGGTCCATGTCGACTGGGTAGCCGCAGCGGATACAGACGGGTTCGCAGTTGGCTAGGACGTGTTTGACCCAGGCGCGGTAGGCGGGGGTTGAGCGTGGGTTAGGCGCTGACATCGGCCGTGGTCCTGAGGATCCGGTGGACTGCTTCACCTGGGTAGCCCTTGGCGAGGGCGGCTTGGGCTTTCCAGTGGCGTTCGTGGAGGCTGGGTCGGCAGTACTGGCATGGGTTGGTGACGTCGTGGTCGCGGCCGTTGACGGTTTCGGTGGTGTCGATCCATCCCCTGTAGCAGATGACGTGATCGCAGTGGCAGCCGGGGCGTCGGCAGTGTGCGTCTAGTTCCATTTCGTTTCCCCTTGGGTTTGGCCGGTCGGTCTCGGGCTCGTTCCCCTTCGGGGCCCGATCCCGCCCGGCTCGGGTGGTTGCGTTTCAGACAGTATCCCCCTACCTAGGGGGTGGTGGCCTTCACCGGACCAGTGCTATTTCCTCCGTCATTCTGGTCAACGGTCTCCCCAGCACTAATCTCGCCGGTCTGGGTATGCCTCGGCGCCTGCCGTTTAGGTCTCCCGGTGCATGAGTTCCTCAAGCTGCTTGGCCCAGTAGGCGTTGGCCATGCGGGCCTCGAGGATGACGGACCCCTGACCGGCCATGTAGGCGTCGATGAGGGCGTCCCTGACGGTCTGCTCGCAGTCTTGGCAGACGCTGACCACCATCGGCATTCGGCTATACATCATGTGTTTCCCCTCCGGTTCGGATCCATGGATCGAATGGTTCCCGCAGGTGCGGATATCTGGCGTAGTAGTAGTCGGCGATGGTGCGCTTCGCCCTGGCCTGGAACTCCTCGGCTTTCACGGCCTCGAGGTCGGGGTCGTCGTAGTGGTCGTCGGGGATCTGCTCATCCATCGGTGGCCTCGGGGCGCTTGTCGATGAGTTCAAGGAGATCCTTGGCTTGCCCGCCGGTAAGGGCCTTGAGGCCTTCCTGAGGAAACTCCCACCCTAGCTGTTGGCCCATGGCGTACCAGTCCAGTTCACCTAGGCCACGCTTCCTCGAGGCCGCCTGGATCATCGTCAGGCCTTTGTCATTGACGGGCTGGTCACGCCATGACCCATTCTTGGGCGGGCTCGGCGGTGGGAACGACTGGCGATCCTTAGACGCCTGGACCTCTTGGGCGGTCGCTACTCCCTGCCGGGTAGCGACGCCCAGGGCGGCAATGGCACGGCCCCAGCATGATGTCTCTAGGTTCATCAGTTCCGAGCCCTTCGTGTAGGGCGTTCGACCGGGGACCATTTCCCACGCTGAGCCGATGCCAGGTCGGGGGTCGTCGGGCGTCCGGTAGGCGTAGGCGCGGCCCATGATGAATCGCTGGCCCTCGACCTCGACCCACTCGGGCGGGTCCATCTGGAGCGAGCCATCGGGAAAGGCCTCGTAGAACGCGGCGATTCGGGCGGCGACGTCGATGTAGCCCTCGGCGAAACTCATGAAAGCCTTGTCTGGTCAAGCAACTCTCGGAGGGCTTTCTCGGCCCGGCCGCCCTGGTCTACCGCGTCGATGGCGGCGTCGAGCGCTTCGACCCATCCGGCCATGTAGGCGCGATCATAGGTTCTGCGGATTTCCTCAGCGGGGACTAGGGGCAACTGCTCATCGGGATCGTTTTCGACCACGTCCAAGTGCTCGCCCTCAACGAAATACAACTGGACGGTCGGCCAGTCTGTGTACCAGTTGTCGACCCAATCCTTCTTCATGCTGTGACCTCCCATATGATGACCCGGCGGGCGTGATTGGTGTTGCGGCGGGACTGTATGAGGCCGGTCTGACGGGCGAGGCCCATTCCCGCCCATTTGCGGAACAGGGCGCCGATCTGGTTCGGGTGCCCGTCCGGCAGGCCGATAGCCTCGATGAGGTCGTCAGCAGTGATCTCCTGGCCGATCTGGCCCCGCCGCCATTCCGTAGCCTCATGCAGCCACCTAGGGTCGTAGTTGACGGCCTGTGTGCCTTTGGCTTTCGCCTGGTGGCCGTCGAGCCATTCGCAGAAATGGCAACCCGGGCCCGTACAGGCGTGGGTCATGGCCCGCTGTGGCTGTAGCTCTTGAACGTCGAACAAATCTTCTAGCATTCGTTTCCCCATTCTGTGTGTGGTTGTCCGGCCCGGGGCCTGCTCTTCCCCTTACAGGCTTACCCGCGCTAGGCCCCCAACCGGAGAGGTCTGCCCTTAGCGGTGGGCCCGGGCCGGACAGTCTTAGAGGGCCTCGACCCAGCCGACGAACCCGGCGACCATCAGCGCCAGGAACAGAATGACGGCGTACCCGCGCCGTGTGACTGTGAGCCCGTTCATCGTTTCCCCTTTCACGGCGCCAGGTGGTTACACCCGGGGCCCTGCCAATGATGCCAGCCCCCGGAAAGTATCACGGCGACGAACCCGGCGTCTTGATATGGGCCCGGCCAGCGGTAGATCGGCGTGTCGGCGAGGAACCGCCGGACGTCGGCCGCGGCGCTCGACGGAAGTCCCTGATCCTTGAGGCGGGCGGCCACCATGTAGTGCAGGCCGCCGTTCTGCCTCCATGATATGTCGAGAAACTGCCACCGGCCTTGGGCGCTTGAGGTCGGGTTTCTGGCGGTGTAGGAGCCGGACGATTCCCGGTCGGATACGCAATCGGCGAAGGCCCGGGCATGGGCCGGGATCTCGGCGCTGCGCCGGATCACGGCGGAATGGACAGACCTCGAGGGCCGTTGGACGGCCCATTCCCGGTCTATCGAGGCCTCGAGGAGTGCTGAGGCCACGAGTTCGATCACGGGCGGATTCTGACGTGCCCGCCTGCGTCGCCCTTCTGCTCGAGTATGGGCAGCGGAAAGGGACGGCGCCCGGTAACGGGGGCCTTGTCCGTGAAACTCACGTGTATGTGGTGCCGGTGGCCGTAGCCGGAGCCGCGCCACTCCCACCAGGTGTTTTTGTACGTGCCGGACGCAATCCGGTCATTGAAGACAACGTACTTGATCCGGTCGGAGCCGGGCAGGCCGGAGCGGGCGTACTCGACTAGCTGGTTGGCGAGGCGCTGAGCGGCCTTAGGGTCCTGCTTGTCGAGGTCGGCGTCGATGTCGAGGGCGTGGACCCAGCCTCGGGCATCGGGGTTGTGATCGCTGGTTCTGGCCGCATGCTCGGCATTTCCGATCCAACCGTCACTACGGCGGTCGCGGCGTGGCCACCTTTTATCCACGGCGTTTCTCAGGGTAACCCCTGCGGCGACGAGTCGGGCCATGGCTACTCTCCCTCGATGTCGAGTTCCGTGGCCCGTGCGATGTCCTCGGGCAGGATTGCCGCGTGCCGGCCGTACCGTGGGTCAGCGCCATTGAGCGCGTTGATGATGACGGGGATGACTGCCGCGCCGATAGCCACGACCAGGGGATGGACGTCGGCTGTGGCGAGCCACGAGCCGAGGGCCCCGAGCGCGGCGCCCAAGGCGATTTTGACCATGGAGCCTTCCCATGTGTCTGCTAGCCATCGGCCGATCATGGTTACCCCCGGTGGTGGTTGTCGATGTGGGCGTCGAGGCGTTCGCGGATCTGGGTTAGGTCGCGCTCGATCCGGAAAAGGGCGTCTTTCGTGCTGGATCCGCCGTTCCGCTGGAATTCCTTGGAGAGGCTCACTTGGGCCTTGATGAGCCACAGGAGGGCCCCGAGGATGGCTACGGCAACCGTCACGATGGCGGCGACGTCGCCCGGTTCGTCAATCACGATTATCGGGCAGCGAGCCTTGCCAGCACGCGGGCACGGGCGGTGTCGGTCTTGCTCGACGTAGTGGCCTTGGGAGCCGGGGCCGGGATTTTCTTCTTGGCCTTGGGCTCGGAGGCCTCGACGGGCTCGGCCTCGACCTCGGGGGTCTCAGGGGTCAGGTCGTCCATGTCAGGCCTCCATCGTCAGGTTTGGGTACATGACGGCGATCATGGCATCCGTGAAGCCTAGGGACTTGGCGTGCGCGATAGCGGCATCCCGGGCGGCCTTGTCGGCAGCGGCCTTGTCCTCGGCCGCCTGGGCAGCCTGCTCATCGGCAAGCCGGTCGGCCTCAATCTGCGCCAACTCCTCAGGAGTGAAGTCCCGCTCTGTGACCGTGGGCGGATTCGTGCTGTAGTCAGTTTCGATGACGTCCGGCATGTCTCTACTCCTTGAATCCGTAAACGGCGATGTTTCCGCTTATGTTTCCCGTTGCAGGGTAAATAGTGATGCCGTCATACGACGTCGAAGTGTTGAGCCTATTCCATCCCATGAAGAGGCCAGATGACGTAGTTGAAATGTTTGTCGAGTTTGTTTCCACGGCCTCAAATGGATCATAGACGTTAGCATCGACAGCCCAACGGCCGGTGGTGTAAATGGAGTTCCATATGCCGAACGTTGACGAAGCCGATCCTTGGTTGAAGCTGCTCGCCGCTGTGCTCATGAAGTGCAGGCCGCGACTGTAGTTGGAGCCTGTGGCATCTGTTCCCGCTGCCCTGTATCTGACATAGAGGGTTGTGTCTGCCGAACTGGTGCCAGTCCCACGCAAGACGTACGTCGTATGTGACGAAGTAAAGCACCCATTTAGGGAAAGGCTTGTAACACCTGAGAACGTCACAGTGTTGCCCGAAAGGGTCGCCGTGCCTCCAGTGTTGGCGATAGACGTCGGGGTTGCTGGTCGAACCCCGCCAAGTGTAGGCAGGACATCCTCGATGTCTTCGGCGAGCTGCTGCCCGAGCGCCGGGTAGTCGGCGACCAGGTCGGTCGGCTCGGGGTACGGGAACCCGTAGACGGGGGTTGTGCCTGGCATGGGGCCTCCTAGGCGGCTTCGAGGTCGTCGGCGGTGACGGCGTTGTACCACTCAAGACCAGGGTTCACGTCCTCCCAGACTAGCGCAGGAGGCACGTTTGCCCATGTAACGGTCTGGTATGAGAATCGCGGGTCGGACAGGCTCAGGGTGAGGATGTGCTGCCCGGGGGTGTAGATCTCGGTCCATCCCTCGCAAATGCCCATGAATTGTGTAAAGGGGCCCTCCGCCGGTAGTGCGGAGATGCTGATCGTGGTTCCTGATTGGGCGACCATGAGCAGATCCCTAGTCGGCGCGTCGAGGGTGTGCACGAGGACGGATACCTGCCCGAGGCCCCACAGGGGTTGTGCTTGGGCGAGGAGGATGGCGGCGCCTCGAGCGTTGGCGTCGGCAGTCTTCCTCAGGCCCGTGGTCACTTCGGTGGCGCGGAGACCGTAGGCGGTGACCGATGCCGAATCGGTGTAGGTGAGGACGGCGGGCGGGTTTCCGTGGGTCAGGGCCACCTCGTTGACGAGGCCTTGTTGAGACTTCGACCAGGTGGGCGCGTACACCACGCTCGACGGGGGAATCTGGAGCGCCGCGAGGCTCGTCGGGAAGGAATCCCATTCGCGGGTCAGGGCCGACCAAGCCTGGGTTTGCGTGGCCCAGTTTCCCGGGTTGGCGGTCTGGCCCCTTACCCCGTAGGACTCGAAGACAATGCGGCCGTCGGGTGTGTCGAAGAATGTGCCGCCGGACCATTGGGCCAGTTGGTCGAGGAGCCCGAGAGCGGGCTGTGGGATGTCCTCGGACACGGCGAACAGCTCGAGGGTGTCGGTGGCCCCGTTCAGGTAGTCCAAGCCGGTCGCGGCGAGGATGGTCTCGACGCGCTCGTCGACCATCTCGTGAGGGAAGTTGACGTCGACCAGGCGGCTTCCCAGTTTCGAGAGTTCGCCGATGGCGGTCAGGGTCGTCCGAGATACCCCTTCGAGAGGCCCGAGGAATTCGACGCGGGCGTCTGTGATCGTGCCGGTGAATCGGCTGTCGCTATAGGCAAGGATCCGCAGCTCGTCGGCGATCTCCACGGGCACGTTAGGGGGCCCGTAAAGGATGATTTGGGCGCTTGACGGGCCGGACTGGGACAGGACATCGGGCCGCCCATGGGAAACGCTGATCGCGTACTCGATGCCGTTGAGGTCCAGGGAGGACCCGTTGACCGTGACGGCCGTAACCGGGCTCGTCACTGGAGGACCCGTAGCGGGACGCCCATGGAGAACCGGCCAGTGCGGGCGTCTGAGCGGCCGATCATATTTCCGAGCGCCTGGGCGACGGCCTGATCCGTGATCGCCGCGCTGCTCCGTGTTGCGTTGGCGGCCGCCTGAGCTTGGGCGCCCGGCGTATTCCTCGTGCCCTCGGCGATTGCGCTGGTGACGGTGCCGGACGTGTTGGCGAAGTCTCGGGCGGCCCGGTCGGCGTCGGCGATTCGGTTATACAGGGACAGATAGGAGCCTGCGGCTATAAGGGCGCTTTCCCCGGTCTCCTGGACCGCTGGAGTCAGATCTTTGAACGCTGTTTGGGCCTGACCCGCCGCTATCGCTGATAGAACTGTGTTTGAGGTCAGGCTTTTCATGGCCTCATCGGTTACACCGGTTGCCTCGGTCGTGCGGCCGTACCAGATGTTTAGCACCCTGAGGGCGTCGACGAAGAGATTGGATTGGCCGATGGGACCGGAGTAGGCGTTGGTCCCTGGTAGTGCGCTTTGGTACTCGGTTGCGGCTGAGGCGGCATCGGCGGACGCGGCGGCGACCACGCCTAGGGTTTCGGCAAACGTCCCCGCATTATCTGCTGATTGGACGAGGGTGTCTTGGAGGCCTTCGGAACCCGCCAGGGTGCTGACAACTCTGCCGACGCTCGCCCCGACCCGCTCAAGGGTAGGCTCGAGGGCCTGCATGGCCTCCACGAGTGTTTGAGTCTGACTGTCGGTGTCGCCGAGGGCGTTGAGGAGGCCGGTTCCGAATGCCTCTTTCAGGTTGTCCGTGGCGATGCCGAGGCGCCGCATCTGGCCCTCGAACGTCTTGGCGGCCGTCTGCGCCTGGCCTCGAAAGGTGTCGGCGAGTTGGGCCGTGATCGCTTCCATGTCGCCGCTCTTGAGAACGGCCGAGTCAATCCCGGCGCCGAGGCGGCTAAGCCCGGCCGTGTTCCCGTCGTATGCGCGTCCTAGCGCCTGTACAACCGCGTCCAGGCTCTTCCCGGTGCCCGCGCTCACGTCCAAAGCCAGGGAAAGGGCCTCATTGGCTTTCGCGGTGTCGCCGGTGCTGCGTATAAGCCGGTCATAGGCGGGCCGCAGTTCGTCGTCGGCCACACCTAGGGACCGCTCGAGGCTGGAGATGTAGTCCTCGACGGGCTTCGTGTTGTGGGCCTGCCCGAGGTTGTCGAGGGTTTGAGCGAGTTTTGCAGCTGCGGCCTCGTCGGCTACGGCGGCCTGTACGGCCTCGACGCCTACGGCGATGGCGAAAGCACCGGCGGCGGCGGCCGCGCCGACCAGGGCGGGCCCGAGCATGTTCGACATGGTGGAGCCGAGGCCCTGCGCCTTCCTTGAGGCGTCGTCCATGCCGTTGTTGAAGTTCTTTAGGTCGGCCGCCAGAAATACAGTGAGCGTCTTAGCCATTATAGGGTGCTCCACTTCGCCACGATCCGGTCGACTGCCTGAGCCCATTCTTGCAGGGCCGGGCCCTGATATCCGCGAACGCGGGTCATCCAGTCAGTGCGCTGAAATGGCGCAAACGTCCGTTCCTCCTCGGGCTTTGAATACCACTTGCCTGCCGGGCCCAAATCGGATGGGGCCCGGACCATTGTTGCAGTGCCACCTCCAGACAGGACTTTCCGATTGCCGCCAATCTGAACGGCCGGGATGCGATCGCGCTTGACCTTGACGCTCGCGGCGATGACTTGTCCCCATGGACCTGCGCCGTACAGGGCGGCGTTTTGCCACGCGGGGACCATATGCTGCGAGGCGACTGCCTGTGACGCCTGCCGTAGCTCGGCCGACGCTTCTTTTGGGAGGGCCTTGAAGGCCCGAAGTACCTGGTTGAGACCCTCGATGTAGGTGTCGAACGATTTGGCTCTAGCCATCGGTCAACTCCTCCAGAATGGTCGCTATCAGGGCTGGTTCGTACTGCCGTACCTCTTCGACGGGCCTGCCTAGCCGGAGTGCGAGCCTGACGATCAGTCTTCGCCAGGACCCGGCCGGGTAGGGTCCGCCGTGTCACCCACAATCACCCGCACCTGGTGGGTTCGGGCCCACATCTTGACTTCCTCGAGGTTCTTTGGATCGCGTCCTTCGCAATGGATGAACGCAACCGTCAGCCTCATGCCGTGTTCGGAAGTCTTGGCCCGAGGGTCCTTCGCCACAATCTCTTCATACGTCCAGAAGTCCATGGAGATCGTTTCGACGACCTTCGGCTCGGTGGCTCCGTCGAGATACACCTTTAGCTGCGGAAACATGGTTTTCCCCGTTCACTAGGTTTGGTTTAAGAGAATGAGACAGTGCCGGTGAAGGACACCGAACACGTGCCGATGCCTGCGGCGTCGACGGTCATTTCCGCAGACTCGATGCTCATTCCGTTACCGGCCCAGTGACCGGCGGCGGAACGGACATCGACGGCTACAGTGTTGGCGCCCGCAATGGCGACCTGAAGGGCATCGTATAGGCCGCTGTTCTCGTCGTACAGGAACTCGAGCGAGATCGTCGAGTTGAGGTCGGTCTGGGTGAAAGCGACGTCGCTCAGGGTGGGGGTGCGGACAATGGTCGGCGTCGTGGTGATGGTGCCCGACGTGACCTGGTCCTCGTATCCGATCGAAGCGACATCGACCGTGAAAGCCGCTCCGGCGACAGAGACAACTGCCATTTCTAGTTCTCCTTCATGTGTGCCGAGACGGCGATCTCGGTCGTGTAGACCGTGCCCTGAGCCCCTGTATCGGACAGGGAGGGCGGGTTAACAAGGTCGACGTTAAAGCCGGTTGGGATGAGGCCTAGGAACAGGTCGACGGCGTTTTCAATGTCGAGGACTGCCTGGGCGTTGTTTCGGGGACTCACGACGATAAGGACACGCCACCGGGCCCGGTAGTTCAGGTTTGAGCCAAGGCGCTCGGGGACCAGCCAGGGCGAGTCAGGGACGATGACGACGCATGGCGGAATCGGGACCGCTGGCACGGTGTCATATATGCGGAACCCCTGATCCGTGAAGGCGTCGACGAGGGATTCCCGGGCTTCGGTCGTGAGGGCGGTCATCCCACCATGCCCCCGACGTTCAGGTACGGCCCGAGAAGGCTCATCACCCGGCGGGTGAGCCACACGGAGAGGCGGTAGGGGCCGGGCGTGAAGTCAATGGCGACGGGTTGGCCGCCTGCCGACGTGCGGGACTGGAAGATCTCAATCGCGACGGCGAGGGCGGCTTCCTTGCAGGCCGCCGGTTCTGCCGAGTAGGCGGCGGTGGTGATGAGGGCCCCCACGATGTCGTCGGCCGCCTCGGCGACCTGATCTAGCACGGCGTCGAGCGGGTCGGCGTACTCGAGCTCGAGTGCGTCGGCCAGTTCTTCGCCGGTGACTAGTGACATTGTGGGGGCCCTCCTGTGGCCTAGTTCTCGGCCAGTCGAACGAACCCGGCGGGGATGTAGACAGCGGTGGCGCCGTAACCGTAGATCGCGACGTCGCGACCCAGCTGCGGCACGTTCTCTGCCTGGGCGAGGCGCGGGCCGTCCTCGAACCACCGGGCCGACAGGCCATTCATGACGATGGCGTGACGGTCGGCGTCGGTGTCGAGCCACTTGGCACGCACGACCTGAACGCCCGACACCTCGACGCGGAGCGTCGAAGCGGTCGCAAGGCCGCTCACGTTGTTCGGCGAGTACGGCGCCGGAATGAACGTCGACCACCCGCCGATGGCCTTCATCAGGGCCGTTGATGCCAGCACGACGGTCGCGGGGGCGCCGGTGGCGTCCTCGACCTCCATGGACGCCTCGAAGACGGCCTCACGGAAGACGCTGCCATCGGTGTCAGCCGACAGGTCGTACACGTTCGTGTTCGAGCCACCAACCCACAGATCGTTTGTGAACTTCCGATCCGTAACCGCGTTGTACGACGCGATCATTCGGAGGTTGTGGGCCTCGATGTAGGACGGGCTCGAGCGCTGAAGCAACTGGTAGGAGATGTCCGACCCGGCTGCGTAGGTCTTGAGCGATGCGGTGCCCTTGTCGATGCTGATCAGGACCGAGTTGACCTCGTCCTTCTCGTCGACCTGCTCCTCGACGATGTCGAGCAGGTTGCCGGTGATGTAAGGCCAGTTGATATCCATGCCTGCGTCGCCGGGGTTCTCGGGGCCACCCGAGGCGGTGATGACGGGGCGGCCAAGGTCAACAAGGCCCTTGACCTGCTGCACCCAGATAGGCGGGTTCACGCCGTCATTGTTGGCGAGGACCTGATCGGCCAAGGCTCGGGACTCGGTTTCCCCGGCGTAGACGGCCTTGCAGTAGTCCCCAAAGCTGCGGAACTGGGCGAGCGGGTGCTGCGGCTCGCTGGTGAACACGCGGGCCTGAATGTCGCTCAGGGTCTCTCGGACCTGGGCGACTGCCTCGCGTGCCTCGACGTCGACGGCCGGGACCTCGGCCGCCTCCGTGGTCACGGTGTCTGACATTGGTACTCCTTCTTCTCTGATTGCGCTGACGCCTGCGTTGGCGTAAGCGGGCATGTGAGTCTGGGACACCTCGAGGAGGCGGGCGCGGGTGTGCCGCACGGCCGTCTTGGCTCGGTTCCAGACACTTTCGACGGGGCTAAAGCCGACGCTGAGACCTTTGGAAGCCCCCCCGCGCATGAGCGTTGCGCCATCACGACCGGCGGTTGTGTTGAGAATGTCGAACCCGATGTACAGGCCATCCTCGCGGTTTTCTGCCTCCGTGATGACGCCGATGGGCTCACCGTGCCGGTACGCGAAGGGCTTGCCGATGACGTCGGCGGGGTCGAAAGCGTCCCTGCCGAATGACTCGGCGAAGCCGCCCAAGTCGGTGGAGTCGTCGTAGGGGACGGCACGTCCGTAGCCGGAAGCGATCACATCACCGGCTTCCGTGCCTTCCCTCAGCTCGATGATCAGATCCGTGGCTACTTCGGTTGTCTTCATGCCATGAGTCCTAACGTCGGGAGGTCGAGGAGATTGCGGGCTTCGTCACGGTCGAGGACCTCGAGCGGCAGGAGCGTCGCGACGATCTGGGACAACTGCTCGGGGTTGCTGCGCAGGAACACGGACGTGTCGAACGTGACGCGGTGGCCCCGGGGGGTCACATCGTTCATAGACAGGCGCTCGGAGATGTTCAGCATGATCGGCGTCAGGGCCGTGTCGAGGAGTTGCCGGTACAGGTCGACTCGATTCGAGTAAACGAGGCTTGAACCTGGCACGCCTGCGCCACACCAGATGGGGTCGAGATTGGCCATTCTGGCGATAGCGATGGCCGAAGCGTTTCTGGCCTCGACGAGCTGCAAGTCCCGGGCGTTCCACCCCATCTGGTCGGCTTCAATGACGCTGTTCAGATAGGCGGTTGACCGGTTCGCCCTGGCGGATTCCCACGCCTCGAGGATGTCATCGACCATCGAGGCCGGGAGATCCGCGCCCGTGTTCTTGAGGACGACAGTCGGCATGGGGGTCTCGGAGTAGCGCAGCGTGGCGGCCTCGAGGGCGGCGGCCGTGTTAATGGCGGTTGCCCCGACTCTCAGCCATCCTCCGAGGCCATCGCCGTAGAACTTAATGACATCGCGAGTCGGGACTGGGTTGCCCAGGTGATAGAACGGATCCGACGGCGGATAGGAATTGATGTCAACGCCGAGGTTTCCGCCGTTCAGGTCGCTGACATCCTGAGTCCTCATAGGGACGATCTCGGCGGGGAACCCGTCCCACGTGCGGGAAATGATTCTCCAGTAGGCAACGTCGTAAGCCAGTAGGTCGGTTATGAGGCGCTGCATCACGGCCGAATACGGCAGGGTCGAGGATGGGTGCTCGAGGAATGACCGGGGCCGCACGGGCCCGTCTGTGACGTATTCGCGAAGCGGGAAGGCGCTAATGGTGTGGGTGTATGTCTTCAGCGCCTTGGCAAACGCGGGGACTTGAACGGCCGTCGACATCGGCACGACGTTGCCGTAGGAACTTGCTATGGAGGCAATCAGGGCGCCTGCTTCGCGAGCGTGCGGGACCGGGCCCTCAGCCTTGGACGCTGCCGCCTCGGCGATAAGGGCCTGATCCCGCACAACTCGGAGTGAACGGGGAAACGCCACACCGTCACACTACAGGCCTATAGTTCGATAGGGCTAGTCCGTTTGGGCGTGTCGTCATGCCCTTTTTCGGCTATAGATCGTCGGCACCGGCTTGGGTGTCTTGGCGGCCTCGGCCACGGCGAACATGACGGCCCGGGCCGCGTACACGCCTCCCCTGCCCATGGGCGCGGTCATGACCCAACCGCCCTGGCGCTTGGAGATGGTCGAGGCGCCGAAATGCTCCTGAAGGATCTGGGACCCGTCGTGCCGGATCAGTTTCTGGTCGAACAGGTCGAGGAGGACCTTGGTCGCGGTGACGGCCTCCCGCTGGCCAACGAGGCCGTCGAAGCGTTCCCGTAGGCGCTCGGCATAGGTCGGGGTCACGAGGACGTGCACGGACGGGTGCTCTTTGCGGATAGCAGCTAGCCGATCGTCGACCTCGCGGATGGTCCGGTGGGTGGTCACGCGGATGACGTACCGGCCGTTTTCGTCCATGGCGGCTATGGCTACGGCATGGCCCATGCCGTCGAAGTCGGATTCGACGGCGATTGTCCAGACCCCTTGGGCCGGGAGTTGGGCGTCCCGGTCGAGGGTGCCATCCCATGCGGAATCCTTGAGCCAATGATTGGACCGGACGACCCATTGGTTGAGGTACTCGCGGCGCCAGGCGGATTCCTCGACGTTGGCCCATTGCTGCCTGAGGAACGCCTCCCGCTTGGGGGTCCATTCCGGGCTCGCCCACTTCCACGTTTCCACGTCGTCGGGCTCGGCTTCGGCCGGGGCCGACCATTCGAGGAGGAGGACGGGGCCGGGGTCGGCGTCGTCGAGGCGGTCGAGGGCCCGCTGCCGGTAGGCGGTCATGAGGTCGGAGGTCGAGTCCCCGGCCGTCGAGACCAGGTACAACTGCGGCATGTTCCGCTCGGCCATCGTCGGCGCCAGGGCGTCGTCGACCACTTCCCGCTTCACCTTCCACGCCTCATCTACGAACACCATGGAAACGCTGTAGCCGACGCCTGCCGAATCATTCGCGGCATGCACGAGCCATCGGTCGCCGGAAGGGAGTTCGATGCCGGCATTCTCGTTGCCCCACCTGGCGGCCTTTTTGCCGTAATGCTCGACCGCCCACAAACCGGCGGGGCGCATGACCTCGAGCGCCGTGGAGCGCCGGTTGGCGACATGGAGGATCGTCTGAGTCTCGCCGAACACGTCGGCATGATGCATGCGCCACATGCACAGGGCCCGGGACAGAACTGACTTCCCTGACTGTCTCCCTACCGTGATGATGACCGTGGACCAGATGAGGTTTCCGTCCTCGTCATGCTCGAGGGCCCGGTCCAGGGCGTACGCCTGCCAGCCTCGCAGCTCGAGGCCGAACACATTCGCCAGCCAATCGGCAGCCTGAGGGCCATAGGAACCGGCCCCCCGTGGAGATGTAAGCGTTTCCAGACGGGGCAGGATGAAACCGTTTGCATGGGTGCGCGCTTTGTCCGATTTGGTTGTTTTTGGCCCCTTTTGTGTGGGTCTGGGGGAAAAAGCACTGGGGGGCGACGGGATCCTC